GAATGTGCGGCGTTCCGCAACTGGGCTTCCAATGGTGACTACGTCGACTCCGACGTCGCGCGCCTCGTACGCGGCGCTAAATAACTATTGACATTAGCAAGTTTGCTTCATCTACTCGCGAGGGTGTTATATATTTTCGTGTGACGCCCGGTGCATTTTTTCTTAAGAAAACAGCTCCGCAGAAAAATCGACTTTACCCTCGCGCGAAGAACGGATAGAGAACTGATATATGGAAAAAACCAAAGACTATCATCTTGGCTATATAGCCGCAGTATCAGATATAATGGAAGAGCAGTTTGATATAGATGTAGCTCTATTTCTCTTTGCCATAGATGAAGCAGATAGCGACTACCAGGAGGGATACCGAGATGCTCTTCTCTCTATAAAGAGATATGGTAAGCCTGTGTATACCTCTGATAATGTCACATATGTGGGATTTCAATGCACTTAAAACATAAGAGTATCACCAGTGAAGAGGCGAGGCTCATAGAGTCATATGCGAAGAAGTGTATGAAGCTTCTGATGAAGAAGGAATATGAGCTGGATATTCCGAGAGATGCACAGCATAGGATACCCATTACCATCCGTAAGAGGAAGAATAGCCCCAGTCGAGGTGGTCCAAGTGGTATCGACATCAATCTGGGGTATTGGCAGATTGGTAATCAGTTCCATACTGAATATAAAGCCTTTAATGACGATAAGACCATAGGCAAGATCGAGTGTGGCGGGGTCACAGAGAACCACCTTATGGTCACAGTGGCGCACGAGATAGCTCACTATGTTCAATATCGGTATGCTCATAGAGTGCCGAGGTTCAAGGGGAAGTGGCAGAAGCCGCATGGTGAAGCCTTCCGTACGATCTACAGGTACCTTCGGCGAGATCTGGTTAACGGCTCGATCGCGCAGAGCTTGGAGAATAAAAATTTTTTCGAAAAAAGACGAAAAACTGTTTACTTTTGATAAAAAGAGTGGTATTATATTCTTATTAAATGATGAAACGCCGTAGAAGGAGATACGAATATGGCACATATGGTTGAAACGATGGCTTATGCTGGTGAAGTTCCGTGGCATGGGCTTGGTACGAAGGTTCCTGCAGACCTCACACCTGAGCAGATGCTTCAGGCAGCTGGTCTGGATTGGGAAGTCAATAAGGTTGACCTGACCTACGGTGATGGTCTGATCGTCCCCGGTAAGAAGGGTCTGGTTCGGTCTTCGGATGGTGCTTACCTCGATACCATTGGCGATGACTGGAATCCTCTTCAGAATTCCGAAGCCTTTGAGTTCTTCAACGACTTCGTGATGGCAGGTGACATGGAGATGAACACTGCTGGTTCACTCGAGGATGGTCGCCGTACTTGGGCTCTCGCCAAGATCAAGGATGCGGTGTTCGAGACCGTCAAGGATGATCTCACAGAATGCTTTCTTCTGTTCTCTAACCCTCACAAGTATGGCATGAGCATCACCGTCATGATGACTCCTATCCGCGTGGTGTGTAACAACACGATCACGATGGCTCTGAACGGTGCTTCCGAACACATGGTCAAGATCAACCACCGGAACGAGTTCGATGCTGATGCCGTCAAGGAGACTCTTGGTGTTGCTAAGGATAAGCTCGACACATACAAGGAAGCCGCTCAGTTCCTCTCCACGAAGAACTACACCAAGGATTCCATCGTCGAGTACTTCAACGAAGTGTTTCCCTTCACGGCTAACAAGCGTGATAACGACATGTCTCGTAATACCAAGCTCGCCATGGAGGTTCTCGACACTCAGCCTGGTGCTGAATACGGTCGTGGCACCTTCTGGCAGGCCTTCAATACGGTGACCTACCTGACTGACCACGAACTTGGTCGGTCTAACGACACTCGGCTGACTTCGGCCTGGTTCGGAGCTAACCGTAAGAAGAAGATTATCGCCCTTGAAAAGGCAATCGAATTCGCCGAGGCAGCATAAATCCGGAGATGATCCGATCATCTCACAGCCAAGGACGGCCGACCAGTGATGCTAACAGGCTGTGGGAGAGAAGGGGGGAGCTACGGCTCCCCCCTACCACCACCGATGAGTATGTTGAAATTTTAACTTTAAAAATGGATAAGTGAAATGAAAGTTATGGTAACTGAAGTTGAGAACGAAGGTCTTGAGGCTCTGATGGGTCAGCGTGTTACACTATTCTGCGGTGTTTATATTTACACCGGAAAGCTGGTAGGTGTGAATGACACTTGCGTTAAGTTGGAAGACGCTGGTATTGTTTACGAAACTGGTCCTTTTACTGAAAGTAAGTGGAAGGACTGTCAGAAGCTACCTAACGATTGGTATGTAGCTACTCAGAGTATTGAATCGTTTGGTGTGTTGAAGTAGTGGAGAAAAACAGAGTGATGAATGATGAACCATCCGAAGAATGGGTCAGCTACTATCGGTGTTACCATCAGGGTATTAGTGATGGTCGCGAAGAAAGCAAAGCCCGCATCGAACAGCTAGAGGCAGATATGCGACGGCTGGAACAAATCTACAACCGCGATCAGGTTGCGCAGGTTTTCGCGAATGAGATCGAAACAATCTTCGACCGATGGGCGCTCGAACTGAACGCTACTGAACGCTGCTGAAACGAGGGAAAGGACGACAATGCCAGCAGATAAGATATGGGTAATCGGGCGGGATTACGGAACCGAGGGCAAGGGCGCGCCTGATATGGCATTCCGCGACAAAGAGACTGCCGAGAAGGCGAAGGCTCTTTGCGAGGATATAAGCCACGACCGCCTGTTCATTGCCGAAGTGCCGGTTTGGAATTTATACTGAACGCTACTGAAACGAGGGAATAGAGACATGAAAAGCAGAATTCCAGAAAGCGGGAGTTTCCGCGTCATCGGCGTAGACACGTTCGATGGAACCGAGTGGGTCGAAGGCGACTACGAGACGCAGCGGGAGGCGATTGACGTTGCGAACGCTTGCGGCGGCCAGATGACGAAGATGCACGTCTACGACAAGGGCGGCCGCCACGTTCACGACGCCGGCCGGTTCTGAAAGGAGGGGTGTTTGATGTTCCAAACAAATAGAATTAAGTCTAGGTCTGGGTCTAGGTCTGAGTCTAGGTCTGAGTCTGGGTTTTGGTCTTGGTCTAGGTCTGGGTCTAGGTCTGGTTCTTGGTCTGGTTCTGAGTCTTGGTCTAGGTCTTGGTCTAGGTCTGGGAGCCGATTCTGGGAGTAATTGATGTTCCAAACAAAGAGAATTAAGATTAGGTCTTGTTCTAGGTCTGGGTCTGGGTCTTGGTCTTGGTATATGTCTGGGTCTGGGTCTTGGTATGTGTCTTGGTCTGGGTCTAGGTCTAGGTCTGGGTCTTGGTCTAGGTCTGGGAGTAATTGATGTTCCAAACAAAGAGAATTAAGATTAGGTCTGGTTCTAGGTCTGGGTCTGGGTCTGGGTCTGGGTCTTGGTATATGTCTTGGTCTGGGTCTTGGTATATGTCTTGGTCTAGGTCTAGGTATCAGTCTAGGTCTGGGTCTAGGTCTGGGTCCGGAGAATAAATTATTTTATAAATAAAATACCGCCTCTAATCCGAGACGGTTATTTTAACAACCGAAAGGAAAGTAAAATGCAGTGGATTAAAGACAGAATTATGGAACGTACATCCTGGGATGGTGGTGCTCTCATCGCTGTTGGCGTTGTTGGGCTCTTCTTCTCAGCAATCATTCCAATGAATCTCATTTGTTGGGCAGCTATTGCATGGGGTGTAATTACCACACTCAAGTCTGAGTAAAATCCATTGACTTTTTTACATTGAGGATTTAATATATAGAATGTGACGTTGAGGAGGACTCAACACTGTTAGGACTCGGGGGCAGTACCCGACGCCTCCACCATAAGCATATCGCCGTCTCTGGTAATGAGACCTTGCTAGACACGAAAGAGTTTGTTGTGGTATGCTTATGATGGGGGCGAACTAGGATCGACTGGCAGTTATTAGGAAATCGGAGTCACAGGGTTGATCGCCTATAGATCAAACACTATAAATGCCAACGATAATGTTGCATATGAGGATTACGCCCTAGCGGCATAATTACTCTGGGTTTCGGTGGGTTCCCTGGAAACAGAATAACCCACCACACATACACACAAACACATAGGAGGCTGTAATGGCTTTTATCGCAAGTACCTTGACCTTTAATACGGGTCTATCCGATTGGTTCAATCGTGTTTTCAAAAAAATGCAACCATATGGTTACACTCGTGCAGCTATTGAAATGGAACGTGAAGGATATCTCGAAGAGGCTGCTGCTCTACGCCAGATGGCAAAGTTTGCAGGAGAGTAATGATGTTTTATAATGTTGAAACTGCTAAGACTCATAATCGTATGTTCTTTGATGCTATGATTGATCTTAAGGTGCAGGGCTGGAAGTCCTTTGCTGAAGCATCGGATATATACACCTATCGGTTCTTTAGTAACCAGCTCGAGGAGATGACAAAGGCTGTTGAAAAGGCTGGTGAGGATATGAAGACCTTTGTAAAAGGAGCTATATCATGAGCAAGAATCCATATGAAATTCGTTTTGATCTATTGACAATGGCCAAGGAAATGCTTGACCGTCAGTATGAACAGGCTTCAACTATGGCATGGGAAGCAATGACCAAGGCTATGGAGTCAAATAAGGATATCTACAAGGACGTTGATAAATACGTGCCTAAGATGTTCACACCTGAGGAGATTATTGCTCAGGCAGAAAAACTTCAGTCATTTATAAATAACAAAGACTGAGATTCAGTTCGGGTTGCGCCGTAATACGCACGCGGGGAGCCAACGGTCAGCTCCCCATTTTTTTGTTTACATTCCATGCAGGTTATGTTATTATTACATTATGGAACAAGCACTCGCAAAATTACTCTTAGGCGTATTGTTGGTTGGCGGTAGCGGCACAGCAAGCGCATCAAATCAGGAAGTCTCCTGTCTCGCTCTGAACATTTATCATGAGGCAAGGAGTCAATCCATTGCTGGTCAGATTGCGGTCGGCCAGGTCACACTCAACCGAGTTAAAGATTCTCGTTTCCCAGATACAGTCTGCGATGTGGTGATGGAAGGCCCACATAGAGCATCATGGTCTGGTTCTGGTGAAATGATACCCATCCGTAATCGCTGCCAGTTTTCCTGGTACTGTGATGGTAAATCGGATAAGATTCATAACGAGGATAAGTATCGCACCATTTATCGTCTGGCGCGTATGTTGTTGAATCAAGATATGGTTGATATTACGACTGGTGCGACACACTACCATGCTTACTATGTATCACCAGCATGGGCAAAAACCAAAACACGTACTACAAAAATCGAAGATCATATATTCTATAAATGGGAAAAATAAATGCTTAATACAAGTTCGTTTTCTATGATTATTGAAGAACTGGCTTGTGATCTTAAAATTCCATACATGGATGCAGTTGTCCATTATTGCGAACGAAACGATATGGAAATTGAGGTTGCAGCGAAACTACTCAATTCAAAAATTAAACAATCCATCGCCTCTGAAGCAAGCGATCTGAATATGATGAAGGAAAAGATTAATAAACTGCCGGTATGATATGTACGATGTAGCCGAAGGCTTTGATGCCTATAAAACTTATCTAGCACTCAAGCAACACTTTACCAGTGATTATGATTACTTTAAATATAATGGTAAGGTTCGTGCCAATGTGGATTCTTTTTTAAAAAGAAGAGATAAGTTCTTTTTTCGAAAGCTTTCAAAGAAGTATACCAAGGATGAATTAGTAAATTTCTTTGTGAGTAATTTTATCGTAAGTGATAACTGGATTGGTAATCTTATTTCACAGGAAAGTGAGGATAACTATGTTCAATTTAAAAAGCGCATGGAATCTCTTGGCTATAGTGTTCGTAACGAGCTACATTTTTTGTTTGATTACTGCCGGGATAGGGATCTTGACTTTAATAAATTATTATTGGTAGAGGATGGCAATCATCCTTTGCTACTGAAGCTCTGGCTTCAAAAGAAGGTCAGTATCGAGACTGTTATTATCATGGATGATATATTGAGGTTTACTCGATACTGGGATGCTAAACTAGACGATATAGTTTGGGAGGAAAAGAAAAGACTGATTTCGAAGTACCGTAAATTTCTCAATTACGATTTATTTCATTATCGTAAAATGATTAAGGAGATGATCCATGAATCTTGAATTAGAAAAATACGAAGGCGAATTACGCCACCTCAGAGAAAGAGTTAAAGAACTAGAAATCGACATCAGCTATTTAAAGAGGGAGAAATCAGAACTTGGTATTTTAACTTATGATGAATTAACCGTGCAACAGGATAAACTTTGGTAAGAAATCTATTTACTTTTCCTCCCAGCTATGGTATAAATAAACTACTATATGATGGTTATGTGGACAAGCAATATACAAACTTATACGGAGACATACAATGAATACTTCTTTCGCAGATCTTAAGCGCTCACGCAAGTCACTTTACGATAAGATCGTAACAGAAACCAATAAGATGCAGTCTGGTGGAAACCAGGGTGGAGCCGATACTCGGTTCTGGCAGCCTGAGGTAGACAAGGCTGGTAATGGTTATGCCATTATCCGTTTCCTCCCGGCACCTAAGGGTGAGGACCTTCCTTGGGTTCGCATGTTCTCTCATGGTTTCCAGGGACCAGGCGGCTGGTACATTGAGAACTCACTGACGACCCTTAATGAAAAGGATCCTGTCGGTGAATATAACTCAACACTCTGGAATCGTGGTGACGAGGCTGGCAAGGAACAGGCACGCAAGCAGAAGCGTCGTCTGAACTACATTTCAAACATCTATGTTGTAAAGGATCCATCTAATCCTCAGAACGAGGGTAAGGTATTCCTGTACAAGTTCGGCAAGAAGATCTTTGACAAGATTAATGATCTCATGAATCCAGAGTTTGAGGATGAGGCGGCAATCAATCCATTTGATTTCTGGGAAGGTGCAAACTTCAAGATGAAGATTCGGAATGTTGAGGGTTACCGCAACTATGACAAGTCCGAGTTTGACTCTGTGTCTGCTCTTCTTGACGAAGATGATGAGCTAGAGAGGATCTGGGGTACACAGTATTCCCTACAGGAATTTCTCGATCGGAAGAACTTCAAGTCATTTGCAGAACTTCAGACAAAGCTCAATCGAGTACTTGGTGCTACTGCGGTGTCATCTACCGCTGAGGAAGTCGACGAGGATATTTTTAGTGAACCTCGTCAGACTGCCGCCCCGAAGGCTGAAGAAACTGAGACGCCTTGGAGCGAAGAGTCATCTGATGACAGCCTAGACTTCTTTAAGCAAATGGCCGAAGATGATTAATTAAAAAGTGCAATGCTTTTTAGGGGGAGATCCGTTGGGTCTCCCTCTTTTTTTAATAATCGTAGGACTGATCATACATTCCACCACGGATCTGTCGTGGTCGACGGGCAGAAATACCACCACCACCTCCGCCGCTAGAATTGTTTACATTATTCACCGTTGTCGATTGGTTATTATTTGTAGGTGCTACTACGGTTGGTGCCCCTTCTTTTCTCTGAGCCGATGCAACATCATTTGATCCTGCATTTATAGCTCGTGATTTTGCCATCTGCTCTTCTTTTAGATTTTGGTATAAACCAATGGCTCGCATATCATATGTTTTGCCATCAATTGAAATACTACCACCACCCTTTTTACCAGTAGCTCTTTCAAAGTTTTCAGGAGATAACATCTCATCGCTGTAACCTTGCTTCTTAAGATTTTCAATAACCTTAGCATACATAGCATGCTCTCGACGCGGATCGTTGCCGTATAATGCTTTGTTGACTGCAGCAATACTTGGTCCTTGCATCAAGGAATCTTGAGCCATCATTTTTGGTGTTGAGCTATCAGCAACAAACTTTCCTGTTTTAGGATCTACTTGTCCTGTGACACCTTCTACTTGAATTTCACCAGTCTTTGCATTTTCTGTTACCTTACCTGTTCCAGCAGCGGCACCTCCACCGCCACCTCTACCAGTGAGAGCAAGAATTGGACCTGCAACTTCTTTCACATATTGTGCAAGAGTTTCAATTTCACCATCATCTAGTGTTTTTGCAAAATCTTCAAGACCTTCACCGATAGATATTAGTTTGGTCTTTGTTTCTTTGCCGTTAATATTTTCTAGTTCTTTTAATCCTTCAAAGGCTTTAAGTGTTGAGGCGATTGGATTCTCATCACCAAACATAAACACTTCGCTACTAAAGGCATTGCCCAATTTAGTGAGTGGTGGTAGAATATTTTCAGCTAACTTGGCTATTCCTTTGGTATCTATTTTATTTAATTCATTTAGCCCACGTCCTAATCCGCTCAACGCATTACCAGCATTTAATAGATTTGTACCAGTTTCACCTTCGCCGAGTGTAGCAAACTTTTTAATATTTTCGATTGGATCTTCTTTTTCTACTCCAAATAGACTACCAAATGCTCCGACTATACCGCCGACCGCATCCTTAAGTCCACCGGAACCCATTGCTGAAAGACCTTCACCAAGTCCCTTTACCGCAGGTCCAACCTTAACCAAATTATCGGTGTTAATACCATCAAACTTCTTCAAAGCAATGGCGAGAGTTTCAAACTGTTGTATAGGACTATCGCCACCAAATAGTCCAGCGATTCCTTGAATAACTCCACCACCACCTAGTGCCGCTAATCCACCGCCAATGGATTGCATTGCCGGTCCAATTGGTTTTAATCTTTCGCCATCTACATCATTAAACTTTTTCATTACATCAGCAAGTTCACCAAGCTGTGATGTATCAGCAAGTCCAGAAATTAAACCGCCAATTCCAATGGATGCTAAGCCGCCTAACATATCAGCCATACCATCGGAAGCGGCCGCTAGTTTATCTCCGTCGATGTCTTGAAATTTCTTTACAGGATCTGCAAGTGAATCTAAACCTTCGCTTAGTGTTGGTAAAGCTTTACCTGCTAGCCATGCAGCACCGGCAATTGCTGCTCCAATTGCTAAGATAAATCCCCCTAATCCAACACCAATAAGTGGAGCTGCGAACGCAAATTTAGGTGCAGCTGGTGCAACTGCAGCAATTGCTTGCACAAAGCCACCTAATATACCACCGCCCAGTCCACCGATGAATCCACCTATTTTACTACCAACTCCTCCACCAGCGCCACCAGCGCCACCGCCGCCAGCAGCGGCACCGCCACCAGCTCCGCCCATCATAGCAGCGGTAGGAGTTGCACCTCCGGCTTCAAGATCTCTTTTACGTAGTTCTGCATTTCTTAGGTCATCTGCTTCCTTCTGTGAAAGATCAAGGAATGCAGTCTGAACTTCTACAAGCTTTTCTATTTCGTCTCGAGTGGCTTTTTGTTCTGCAAGCTGTTTTTCTTCAATTTCCCTTTTTTCGGCATTGCTTTGGATACCAGCCAAACCACGTAAGCTTTCAGCAAAGCTTTCTTTTCTTTCGCCGATTGCCTCTCGACCTCTAGCAATACCTTGGCCAAGGAAACTTTCCTGGAATTTTTTTGCAGACGCTTCCTTTGCAGCATCTGCTCCTCTTTCAACTCGACCTAATGTTTGATTACGAATTGCTGCTTTAAATAATCCACCAAGACCAAGCTCTGGATCTTCCGAACGTTGTGGGACTGCTGGTGTTACGGCAGCTGCCGCTGATGCATTACCCCCACCTTGACCGACTACTTGTACTACCCCACCACCTAGACCACCGACCGTACGAATGGCGCCAAGACTCTTCCCAATTGATACAAGCTCCGTATTCATTTGACCGAGAATACGATTTGTCTGCTTTAGAGAATTCTTACCCGAATTGCGGATAAGATCTCCCTCTTGTTTCATCCGTTCCAATAGGTCTTGGAGTTCAGCCATTTTGTTCTAACCTTCGTTTTTCTTCTTC